CTCCCACCGACGTGTAAACCACACACAACGCGATTGCTGAAAGAGCCGCCATTGGTAATAGACAAAACTCCTCCACAATCACCTGAGCGGGTCGCAGCTTTGTAAACAAACCACCGGTTGTGGTCGATACAGAGCTTGCCAGATCCCATGCGCAAACGACCTGTATCATACTTACCAAACACCGTGGTGGTGGTATGTACAAGCGGGTCGGAGCGTTGGCAATCTACTGGGCGTAAGTCGCCAGAGTCCATACGCATTTGCATGCCCGAAACAGAGCGCAAATCACTTTCCTTGAGTATGAGGTGGGTGATCCTGCTCTTATAACTGAGCAGCTTTGTCTTTGCGATGCAAAGATCGGCTCCATCTACGCTAACGCGCGGCCACTTCAAGAATTCAGCGACTGTCAGGTCAATGTCATCTCCAGGCTTGTAAAGATTCTTGAGCGTAGCGCGTGTGTCCCTGAATATCTTCGTGTCAGCAATTGCTTCTTCGATTTTGCCAACATAGTGGCCTGGAAAACACACATAATCGCGTTGTAAAAACAACACTTGTCCGAGGACGAAACAGTCGTTCTCACCAATGATGAGCTTATAAGTGTTCTTAAACACTTTCACACATGCCGCTTCAGCATTCTGACTTTGGAAAGTCACAACTTTGACAGCATTGGAAGTAACCAAGTTGCTCTGTTGTTCCACATCAAAGCCGAATAAGCCCTTTATAAAGCGGAACAATGCCTTAATCATGTCAACGAGCAACTTGATTAAAGCATAGGAAAGGAAGAACACAAACGCAAGTGGCGCAAACACTGCAACCGTAGTGCGCATAAAAGTACTCACAAAAGTGAAAAACTGTCTGACACAGTGGAGAATAAATTTCAACTTCTCCTTAATAAAGGAGTGTATTCGCGAACCAAAGGGCTTCACCTCGTCTCCAGGGTCAATCGTGTCCGCAACGGAAGCAGCATAGACTAACTCATCGAAGCGGTCAGGTGGCCTGACACGAATGTGCCCAGAAGCGGTCTCGAGAATATCGGAATTGAAATCTCCATCAAATGCTTCCTGCTTGGCAGCCTCAGAAATCCAATCCTCAACAAGAGGATCTACCTCAGGAACAGGCAACATATCCACGGTATCAGGGCAATCCCCAGCTTGCAGGCCGACAGCGCGTCTCATCTCATCAATAGCTTCGTCTGACGCAGGGGATGCCTTAAGCATGGCGTCACACATCTCCATAGAGTTGATGTGCGACGTTGCTCGTTCCTTAAGAATCTGCACGGATTCAAGGATAAGCTTGATAAAAGGCATGCCAGTTCCGGGTTTAGGCTCAGGAAAATTAACTCCAGGAGCCCAACTAGCCGGGAAAAGTTCCCAAATATGCCATGGAAACAACGTAAGCACATTGTCCTTGGCACACTTAGCCAAT